TTGGTACCCGGGATAAACTCGCTCGCAACTGCCGGCTTGCCCTCCAACACGGTCTTGACCTCGTGCGAGACCGGCACGCCCGCGAGCTTGTAGAGCTGGTTCGATAATAGGTCGGCGTTGACGTGCGCCTCGGTCTTCGGCGTCTTCACGTACCACTTCTGTCCAGTCATCGGCGCCAGATAGAACCCGCCCGCCACGCTACCCGCTTGGCCACCAACCTTGGTCCAGGCCGGCGTTGCGCCTGGAATGGTGGCCTTGGCCTCGGCTTGCTCGCCTTCATACGCGGGCGTGCCCGGCTCAGCTCCCGTCGTCAGCTCGGGTGGATCAAACGGGATCGGGTCCGGTTTGGGCGTCGGTGCGTGCTCTTGATTGGATTCGGCAAGCGTCGGCTGATAGCCGTACTGCTTGCCCTTGTAGATCATGGCGTTGGCTTGCGCCTCCAGCCCCTTCTCCTTCTTGAGCAGCCCCTGCTTGTAATAGGACTCGCCGATCTTCTGCTTGAGCCCGCTTATGATCGAGACGTCGGCACCGTGGCTCTTGGCCTCCTCGACCAGCTTGCCAACGATATAGCGGTAGTTGTCGTTGCGCTTGGCCTCGTTCTGCAGCGTGTTCTGCACCCGCATCTCGTGGTGCGCCTTGTCCTTCGACGGCTCGAACAGCTTCTTCTTTGGTGCTGCTGGCCCGCCGGTAGCACCACCACTAATCCCTCCACCAGTGATCGAGGCGAACTGCCCGCCCTCGGACGTGCCCGCCGGCTCACGCGGCTGGTTCGGATTCCACGCGTCCTCACGCAGGAACCTGTTCTCGAACTTCCTCGGTGCAAGCCTTGCGAGAGCGCGATGGCGTTTGCGCCCCAACTGTTCAAGCAGCAGCTCGCGCTCCGTCTTCTTGCGCGCGTCCTCGATTGCCTCATCGCGACTGAACCGCTTGTCGTCCCACGGGAACCACGTGCACCGACAGTTCGGATGGATCGGCAACGTGTCTTCCACATCGTCAATATCGTGCGGCGAATTGGCAGCGAACGCGTCGCACTCGATACAGACGAACTCGTCCTCCGCGGTGCGTACGCCGACCTCGATCGGCTCCGTGACTTCGCTCAACTCCCACTCGGGACGCGCTGGCTTCTTCTCGCGATAGCCCTTGTGCTTGGCGTCGTGCGTGAGCGCGTCGCCCAACCCGCCCGGCAGCAGCAACGCTTGCTTGGGCAGCAGCTTCTCAGCAACCACGCCCACCTTGGTAATCCCGGCCGCCCGATACGCCGCCAGCCGTCCGCGGTTGTGGCACGCCACGCAGAACGTATTCGCCAGCGCCATGACCCGCCGCGGCCCGACCTTGTCGAACGCCTTGGCCATGCGGCGCCAGGTCATGGTCTTGTTGGCCCGGCGCTTGGTGAGCGCGATCGCCGCCTCGCGCATGAGCGCTTGGACCACGGCCGCCTCGATCGCCTGCAACTCGATCTTAGCCAGCTCAGCCCAGGCGCCAGAGCCCTCACCGGGCGCTTCCGAGCGGGTCTGGAGCGCCCCAACCGCCTCCCCGCTGGCCCAGGCCCTGGCAACCCATTGGCTTAGCCAGGGGCCCTCTAGGGCTTGCCCAGCCGCTACCCGCGCCCAGCCATTGAAAGCCTGCAGCCGGGTCTCGGGCGGCTGTAGCGCCAGCCCACCCCCGCCCAGCCCCAGCACATCGTGCTCGATCACCGCCTGCCGCATCGCCGAGCGGAACATGTTGAGACGCAGCTTGCCGGCCGCCCGGAAGCTCCGTCTGATCCCCGCGGTGCCGGTTGGATCGGGCCCGCGCGCGTCGGTGACGAACGCGTGGATGTTCACTCTAGCCGCACTCGCAAATTGTCGACGACTATGGCGAGGTCATTGAACTTGCCGCAATCCAACAGGTGCTGCGGACATTGGCCGCGCAGGAACGGGTGCGGCGCAGCTAAGAACAACTCCACCGCCTCCGGGCCGCCCAGCAAGCGCAACAGTCGGTTGCAGATTTCGGTCTCGCTCATATCCCACCACCTCCGCACATGGCGGACATTGCGGCTGCATGGTCTCGGGACACCACGGCCAGAAGAAGTGCGTGCCCAGCATTCCGAACACGATCCCGACCGCGAACGGCAGCAGCGGCCAAGTCTCCGCCCAGCCACGCACCGTGGCCGACAGCGTCACCCCGCCTTTGTTGATCGCGCGCGCCTCCAAGATGATGAAGGTCACGAACAACGCGGATAGCCACAGAAACCAGACGCCACTCCAGTCCAGCGTCATAACGGGTCAACGCACTGCGCGCTGCTCACCCAGCGTTCCCACGCTTCGATGGTGCCCCAATTCACCTGAGTCGACGCGAGCCTACGACGATCGTGGCTGCAGCCGGGGATCATCACCGCCAAGCGCTGGCATTCCAACGCATTGCCGCGGAACAGCTCACAGGAGAACGCGGACGGCATGCGCGCGTCGGCGAACTCAACCGCGATGGTGACCACGTGGGTTTCCATGCCGACCTCATCGGCGTTGAGGCGGGTCCGGAACGATCTCGTGCACCTTGCCATCGGGCGATGTGATCCGTACGCCATGTCCACTCTTCAGCGTGTCGACGATCTGCACGATCGCCTTCTGCGGAAACGCGCACGCCCACTCGTGGAGAAAGATGCGCAACGAGCTCGGCAGCACGTCGTGGCCCGCCATGTTCTCGGCAGCCTTCGCATGCGCCTGATCAGCCGAGGGGCGGGCGACGTTTTGCCTTCGCCCCGGAATCAAGCCCAGGGTAGATGTCCGCACGGGGCTCACCGAACTCCTCCTTCATCAACTCGAGCAGCACGTCAGCGTCCCACTTATACCGCTTAATGCGCAGCTCGTTCGCTCGCTTGGTGTCAGAACTCTCAGTGTAGACGAGCAGGCTGCCATCAGCCGGCGTCCTCGGAGTCCTCAGCCCACCGGCGGCTTCGCCGTCTTCCCGCTCGTGGCCAGGGGCCGGGACCCGTTCGTCTTCGGCACCGCCCCCGGCACCGGCTTCGCCCCCGGAGGCGCCGGCGGCATGCTCATGTTGATCAACCCCTGCTTCTTGGTCTCCAGCTCGAGCATGTCGTGCTCGTCCTCGTCCGGCTCGAGATCGTTCTCCGCCGCCGCTTGCTCGAAGCCCGGGTAGAACCCGTCCTCGATCACCTGGTTCGCTCTCGCCTCGCGCAGCACATCCGGATTGATCAGCCCCGTGTCCACATCGATCTTGTGCGCCTGCGCCTTCTTCAACCACACGTCCGCCTTCTGAACCTCGTCCATCTGCCAGAGAGGTTTCCATGTGTAATAAATCTCTTCTGGGCGGTCCCCTAAGGCGTGGCGTATGAGCACCTCATCCAATCGCGCGAGCGCAGGCTGGACCTTGATTGCTTGCTCAGACTGCAGCCGATCATAGTAGTTTCGGATGTCGGAAGCACCCGTCGCGTTCATGCCTGACGGCTCTCTCCCAAGTAATCGTGTCGCTGGGATGTCGGCAGCTCCTGCAGCGACGTTCATGTACATGCCCATCACTTGGTCCATGTTGCTGAACGTCAGCGCGATCCGCTCCCACTCCTCATTCGCATCAATCAGCGTGGCGTTGACCGTGCTCTTCGCCGCCATCGTGAACGAGAACCGGTTGCGCAACTTCTCGGTGCCAACCGTGGTCGACAACATCTCCAGTAGCCCTGGTATCTTAATCACGTCGAGCTTGGCCTCAGCAATCATCGACGCAATCGAACTATTGACGAGCCCGGCCGCTTTCACCGCGTCGATCACCGGCTGGAGACAACTGTCCGACCACGAGTCCTGCGAGTAGCTCAGGTCGGGATATTCCAACCCTAGCAACCGCACCACCCGCGACGGATGGATCAGCAGCTCATCCCCTGGCTTGTAACCTAGCGACGATAGCTCGAGCGGAGGCTTCACCTGCTCCTGCGCAATCGTCATCGTGTTCGTGCGCTTGTAATAGCTCGGCTCGCCATACCACGGAGACGTCAGGTCCTTGATCAGCGTCCCAGCCTCGAGCTCCCAGCGCGACACAACATGGACGAACGCGAGGTCGCCCTCGCCGACGCTTTCGACGTCCAGCTCCTCCTCGAACTTCTGGCCCTCGACGCCCATGATTAACGCAGCGCCGCCGAACAGCCGTGCCTTCGACATCGCCTGCATCAGCTTGCGCTGAATGCCGAGGTCCTTCTCGCACTCCTCGATCAGCTCGATTTCATCGTCGTCCGCGTGCCAGTCACGCCATGCCCGACACGAGTCGAACGCCGGAACGTCGATGATCTTGCGGCACAGCCAATCACCACGGTACGCGGCGTTTAGCTGTTCGGGGTCAATCAGCTCGAGCACGAACCTCTGCGCAGCGCTCTTGTCCTTGGCCGGGTCGCCGAACCCAGCCAGGAAGTTGCGCATGCCGTCGTAGACGGACTTCAGCTGAGTCACGGCCGCCATGTCAGGCCGCCCTCGCCCGCGCGATGGTCCTGTTGAGGATCGTTGTTCGGATGTGTGACGTCATCGTGCTCCCTTCGGGACACGATTTCTCAAGTCCCCAGTACAACTGTCCGAGCGTCATGTCGTGGTCACGAGCCATCGCCTTGAACATGCGCCAGAACTCAGCCTCCAGTGACACGCTGTACTTGTGCCCTCTGAACGAGAGCGAGTGCTTTGTCATCAAACTTGGCAGGTCCCCGTACATGTGCCCCTCCTATCGGAGCAACACCGACACCCCCCACATGATCAAACAAAGCAAGACGCCGGCACCGGCCCCGAGCCCGAACGCCGAGCGAACGTGGTGCGCCATGGAGGCGGCGATCTCGCGCGAGATCGCTTGCTCCTCGTTGAGCGCCGCGCGCAGCTGGTCGATCACCGTGTCCCGCGTGGACACCTCGATCGCCAATCGCTGGTTTTCACGCCGCGCCAGCTCAAGCTCCTTCGCTTGAGCGATGTAGCCTTCGCCGTCGCCGTTGCCTTTCTTGCCAGCCATTGTGTGCAGCCAGCTCACGGCGGCATCACAAACGGGGCGTGATTGATCGGCTGCGGCTCGTCGCTCTGCAGCTTAGGCAGCTGAGACGGCGGTCTCGGCAGCATTTGTCGGTACAGCTCCCGGTCCCGCTCCAGCGCATTGACGACGATCTCCACGACCTCCTTGCTGACGCAGTTGGCCATCAGCGAGTCGGTCTGCTGCTGCCATTTGATGATCTGATCTACCGCCATCTGGCGCTGCGCCAACGTCTGGCTGTTCGAGTAGAACAGGAACACCACCAGCGCGAAGTTCATGACCACGAGCGCGAGGCTCAGCGGCTGCATCTTCATGATCTCCATGAAGGTGCCAGTCGCCTTGCCGACCTCCTCGGTGATGCCACCAGGGTTCATACCGCACTCCGCAGTCTGTGCCCTGATTCAGTTTGGTCTAATCACCATCAGCACGAGCATCGCCAACACGAAGAAAATGATCGCCACACCCCAATGGACAAAGTACGCGAACCCAATCGTCACGAGAGAGACGGCTAGGTTCGCCGCCAGCCAGATGACCACCTCACCATCTCCACTGTGACGGGTAGCCCGGCCACTGCTGTTGGGGCTGCTGGTAAGTAGGTCGTGGAGCCGCGCGCGGTGTCGGCTTTGGCTTCGGCTTAGGCTTCGGAGGCGGACGGTCAACAACCTTCTCTCGCTTGCGCTTGCCTTTAACGTCAGCGTCGTATGGCGAGGGTGGGGGCTGATCGAAGCGCATCACCGCTTCCTTGCCCCACGAATAATGTTCGTAGTCCTCGACGTTGCAACTCGTGGGCACCGGCCCGAACACGATCAGCGCCCCTCCGTAGGTCACAACGCCGCGTATGGCGTAGCTGATCGCCTTGCAGTCCTTGCTGAATGCCCACGCCTCCCCGATCAGGATGTCTTCTTCCCACTGACCACGGACGAGCATCGTGCCGTCTGTGACGCCAAGCTCGCGCAGGTTGGCAGGAACGTTCGCGCCGAACGCGATCTCCATGCCGTTGTCGGCTGCGCGCCTGAGCACCATCTCGGTGCCGTCGTGCCAGACCTTGCGCGCTTCCTCAGCGTGTGCCGGCGAGCTCAGAAGGAGGAGGCACACGGGTATTGGCGCGCACCATGTTCTCGATGTCTTCACGCGTTGCTGCCCACGTCCGTTCCCCTTTGAGCAACGCTTCTACATCAAAGATCACATCCCACAGCGGGTCCATCGAGCCCTTTTTTTCGGTCAGGTATCGGGCCCGATACAGCCACGCCTGCAGCTCGATGTCAGTCATCGAGGCCTTCCGCGAACAGGTTGTACCCTGCCCCAGCGGTGATCCGGTTGAACGCGCCGGCGGCAGCATCGATCTGGTCCTTCGCCTTACCGAACGGGAAGCTCTCCATCTCCTCGAGGAAGTCGTGGTGCCAACCGCCCGCGACCAGCCACACATTGCCGTTCTGCACCTGCGCGGAAAACGGCTCGGCCCGGATCACCTTGTCGCCCGTTACCTTGTCGGCAAAGGCCCGGAACCCAGCCAGCATACGGATGCTGGCCTCAGCAGACTCTTTGCCACCCGAGCCCGGCTCTTGTTCGACTCCAACTTCATACGTTCCGGCTGCAAGGTTTGCACGATCATGCTCGGCCCAGAACTTGATGCGCTGCTCGCGGTCGAGCGCGTTCCACTGGCCTCTAACGACGTGCTCGATGATATAGCGGCCGTCCATCAAGAGGTGCATCAGCACGCCCGCGGTATGCGCGCCCTCGTCCTCGGTGCCGGCCTTGTCCCAGTACCGCACCGACCGCCGCACATTAGAACGGTCTAACATCGGCACCGCGTGCAGCCGCTCGATCGGGAACATGCCGCCGCCAACGACGTATGGCGACTGCTGGAACAGCGCTTCCCAGCTCGCTTCGGACAGGAGTTTTTTGCGTTCTAGCAAGAACTCCAACGACTTATGCTCGGGGAAAAGCGCCTCACCTTTGTCGCGATACAGCTCGTTGCGGTCGGCGATCGCTTTGAAGTTGAGCACCCGCGTGTTGGGGAAACGGTCCAGCCAACGCCCGGTCGGGTCGTCCACGTGCCACCGCGTTTGGATCATCACCATGCCGGCGCGATCTGAGAACCGGTTGAAGAAGTCGTCCGATAGCCAATTCCAGGTCTTGTCCCGGATCACCGTCGACTGCGCTTCGGCACGGCCTTTGATCGGATCGTCTATGACCCCAAGGTCGAGCCCGAAGCCGTTGATCTTGCCGTTGATCGTGGTGTTGCGGAACGAACCGTTGCGGCCCACGAATTCGAGGAAGGTCGTGGTTCTGCGACGATGGCCACTCCCCTCCCCGCCTTCGCCTCCGTAGAGCCGGGTCTTGGGGAAGATCGCGCGATAAGCCGGCGTCGCCATCATGCGCTGCATATGCAGGTTGCAGCTCATGCCCAGCTCGTCCGCGTAGCTCGCAAATAGCGTCTTGCTGTCCGGGTCCTTGCCCGCCACCCAGCAGCAGAAGTCCTTCATGGTGTCCGACTTGCCGTGCTGCGGAGGTGCGCCCAGCACCAGCTTCGGCCGCTTGCCGGCTTTGAGGTCGTACCAAAACGTCGTCAGGTTGTCGGCCACCTCTTGCTGCCACCAACCCTCGATCAGGTTGGGGCGCACCATGCACCGATATGTCCAGAAGTCCTTGCGCGCTAACGCGTACCAGGAATTCTCCCAGAGCTTGGCGCCCTCCGGATCGAGCGGCTTGTCATCTACCGTTCGTCGCGTGGCCGTTGCCCGCGTGCTCTC